TCTGCTCCATACACCCACACAATCTCATTGTTTAATAGCCTTACATCAAATGTAGATGTACAACCAATCTCTTATACATTGACAGATTTCTATGCTGTTGATGTTCGTTCATATCCTGGTTGCCAAATCTCTGACTTCTCATTGAAGTTCAACGCAGATGGCATGTTGGAATATGACACTAAGACAACAGGTTACGCATCAGAACTTGTTTCAGATCCAACACCTACATTCTCAACAGTTCTGCCAACTCCAGTGTGGCGCGGTACTGTTTCAATTGGTGGATCAGCAGTAACAACTGCTATGTCAGGCAACATTGACATGAAGCGCCCTGCCACTCCAATTTACGGCATCTCAAATACACAAGATCCGTACCAAGTATTCCTTGGACCTTTGGAAGTAACTGGCAAGATTACATTTGTTATGGAAAATGACAGCCAATTACTTAACTTCTTAAATAACAGCCAACCTGCAATTGTTCTTAACTGGGCTTATGGCGCAGGTGCGGCGGCTGTACAAATCCAGGCAACAATCACTAAAGGTGCTTACACTGCTGGTGTTATTGAGCGTGGAGAAGATTTTGTACAAGTAACAATTGATCTAAACGGTCAATCAAATACAACTGACGCTGGTTCTTCAGGCGGCTACTCGCCTATCAAATGGGTGTTGCAGAACGCTAAAGCATCAGGCACATACGCATAAATAAATCCTAGAGTAAGCGGGTCGGTTGTAGGGCGATTGCCTTCCCGCCCTCCCGCCCGCTTACTCCTTCAAGTATGATTATGGGAAGGCAATTTAACCAGGAGGCATAATGTCAGAATCAAAGAAAATCACATTACCATCAGGCGCAACTGTAACTTTGCGTGATGAAAATACGATCCGATATAAGGACCGTAAGATGCTATACAAAACCGTTGATAAAGAAACAGATAGTGAACTTGGCAAGGCACTAGCCATGACTGAAACATTAATTCAAATGTTAGTTGTTGAGTGGAGTTTTGATTTACCAGTACCAATGATTAAAAAAGAAAGTTTAGAAGAATTATCCATTGCTGATTTTGATGCTCTAGTTGAAAAGACAAAGGAAATTCAGAAAGCGCTATTCCCTAGCCTTTCAGATACTCCTGAGAATGAGGCAAACCCAAAAGCGATTATCGCCAACTCCAACGGCTAAAATGGCTGTTAGAGGGTGGCGAGCGCCATGAGGCGTTTGATTTCCCTGATGAACAATGGAACTACTATTTCATGGCAGATAAATTTGGTTGGACACCTGAACAGGTAGATAACCTCCCTGCTGGAACAGTGGATTGGCTGTTAGCAATTGCAACAGTTGTTGAGCAGGTAAAGGCTGAAAGGGCTAATGGTTGATGGCTGGCGGTGCTTTTGTATTTAAGAATCTTGATGAAGTCCTAAAAGATTTTAAAGTCACGGGCCAAGCAATTGAACAAGGTGTGCAAATTGGAATTATGCGTGCTGGTCTAGTTATAGAACGCCAGGCTAAATTAAACTTTCAAGGCACAAGATCTTATGAAAAAAGAATAAGTAAAAAGACAGGTAACGCCTGGTTAAGAATTACACCACCCCGTCACATTGGTGGAACTGGACCAAATACGGTCACAGGTAATTTGAAAAGATCTATACATACAACTACCCGTACAGGGTTTGGCACTTACATTGCAGAAATTGGCGCATCAATGGTTTATGCCCGCGCCGTTGAACAAGGCTTACCGCAGAATCCAAGTGTAAAATATCCATACTTAGAACCTGCCGCTCTAATGATGATTAGAAACGGTACAGTTCAGCGTGTATTTGTAACTGCTATCAAAGAGAAATTGAGGGGATAAAGTGGCAACAATTGACCCCCTAGTAATTAAATTACAAGCAGATGTTAATGATTTAAAGGCTGGTTTGACCCAGGCTACAAATGCAATTAAAGGCGTAGATGACAGTGTAAAAACTGCATCAACAGGTATGTCTAGTTTTATTACAAAGATCAAACAAGTAGGTGCAACCATGGGTGTTGCATTTGCTGGTACAGCAATAGTTAAATTTGGTAAAGACACCATATTAGCGGCAAGCAATATGAATGAATCTTTATCTAAGATGAATGTGGTCTTTGGTGAAAACGCACAGGCTGTTGAAAAATGGGCAAATACATCTGCTGAGGCTATGGGTTTATCAAAACAAAAAACCATTGAAGCGGCTGGTACTTACGGAAACTTATTCCAAGCATTTGGTATTGGTCAAGATAGCGCTACAAAAATGTCCACTAGCCTTGTGCAGTTGGCATCTGATATGGCCTCTTTTAACAACACATCTGTTGATGATGCGTTACTAGCATTACGCTCAGGTTTGTCAGGTGAAACAGAACCACTAAAGAAATTTGGTATTGCTTTATCTGAAGTTAGATTAAAAGAAGAAGCAATGAGTATGGGTCTGATCAAGACTACAAGCGGTGTATTACCGCCTGCAATTAAGGCACAAGCGGCTTTCTCATTGGCTATGAAAGACTCAGCATTAGCACAGGGTGACTTTGCAAGAACTGCTGACGGCACTGCTAACACCATGAAAATATTGCAAGCCAAAATGGAAAACGCTAAAGCCGCATTGGGTGCTGGATTGTTACCTGTATTTCAAGGTTTGTTGTTAGTGTTAAAACCTATTATTGGCGGATTAGAAAAGTTTGGTAATTTTCTTGCCAAAAATAAAGATGATGTAAAAGTATTTGTTATTGCCTTAGCCACTTTTACTGCCGCTTGGGGTGCGTACACACTTGCTGTTAATGCGGCCAAGATCGCGCAGATGGCATTTAATGCTGTTATGAAAGTAAATCCTATGGTGGCTATTGCTACCGCTATTGGTTTAGTGGCAGTAGGTCTAGTTAGATTATTTAAATCAAATGAAGAGTTTAGAAACGCTGTGATTGCTACTGGCAAAGCAGGCTTGATGGCGTTTGCTTCTATTGTGCCTATGATCGGTAAAGTATTTGAAGGCATTATGAAAGTAGCAACAGGTCCATTGCGTGCCTTGTTATCTGCGCTTTCACATCTTCCTGGCGTTGGTAAATACGCCAAGGCTGGTCTAGATGTTATGAACAAAGGGCTAAACGGCATATCTGATTTTGCTGACGGAGCGGCTAGAAAGGCTAAAGAACTAGCCTCTAATCTAGATAAATTGGGTAAAGAGGCTGACAAATCTTCTAAGAAAGTTGATACAGCAGTAAAAGGTACAACTACTGGCGGCGCGGGCAAAGGCGGCGGAATAAGTGCGGCTGATAAAAAGAAAATTGATGGGTACATGAAAGATGTAAAAGAAATTTATGCCCAAATGAATGAAGTAACTGCTGAGGCGGCTGAAAAAAAGGCTGAAGAATTAAAAGATTACCAGGACAAACAATTTGAATTACACAAGCGTTATGATGAACGCGTATTAGATATTACTAAATCTTACAATAAAAAAATTGTAGAGATAGAAAAAGAAAAGCAAGAAAGAATTACAGATCTGCAAAAGGTTGCCGCAGAAAAAAGATCTGATTTAGTCAAGTCTGCCGCAGAAAAAGAACGCTCAATCTTGCAACAATCTATTGACCGTTTGCGTTCAGCCTTTGCATCTAAGACATCATTTAATTTAACTGAGGCTTTTGGTACAGGTTCTGATGCTGGCGGATTAATTACTAAACTTAAAGCAAGTTTAACTGGTGCTAAAAAACTACAAGAAAACGCCGCAGACCTTGCTGGTAAAGGTTACAGCCAAGTATTTATTGAGGAAGTAGTCAAAAACGGTCCTGAGATTGGCAACAAAATTGCTGATGCTCTAAAAGCGGCTAGCCCTGAAGCCACAAAAGAATTGCAAGATTTGTGGAGCGCTGTTGATACAACATCAAGAACTGGATTAGATGCACTAGCAACAACTATGAACGCTGGCGGTAAGTTAGCAACTGATGAACTACGCACCGCTTATTCACAAGTAGCAATAGATCTTAAAAACTCTTTAGCAGAAGTAGATGCTGAACTATTGCAAAGCATGGCAGAGGCTAATAAGGCTTACTCAGAAGCCATGACTGAAGCAAAAATAGTTAGAGATGAAGCACTTGCTGAAGCACAAAAAGATTTAACTGACGCTTTATTAAAGGCTCAGAAAGAATATGAAAAGGCTATTGATGAAATCAACAAAACCACACAAAAGAAACTAGATGATTTACAGGCTAAGTTAAGAGAAACTATGGCATTGATTGCGGCTATCAGCGCGGCACAAGCGGCGGCGGCATCTATGGCTAGTGCTACTGTTTCTCCTTATGTAACTAGCGGACCATTTAATGCAAACGGAGGCGTTGGCAATACTCCTTATGGTCCATCAAGTTCAGTGACAGTAAACAATCAATTTAATTCAACTACACCACCTAATCCAAATACAGTAAGCCAAGCGGCAGTAAGCGGTATTAAATATGGAGCGGCTATTGTTCCTACATCTAACTTTACTTATGGCGCTGGTAATCCTAAATCACCAGTTGTTGTAAAACCTTCTTCAAACTTTAATTACGGATCAGGCAATCCATATATGAAGGCTAAATGATGACAGTCTTAACTCAAATATATTCTTTTTCATTTAACGGATTAACTTTTGGTGGTGCTAATTCTCCCTACCAAATACTTAGTGTTGATGGACTAGAGAGCCTTCCAGGTATTCGCAATCAAGATGATAACCGTGGATATGCAGATGGTATGTTTACAGGTAGAGATTTCTTGGCTGGCCGTAATATAACTATTTTGTTCAATACTTTTGGAGAAGGTAATAACTCCGCTCAAACAAATTTAAACACAATTCAGTCCACACTATTACCTCAACAACAAGGCACTACTCCTTTATATTTTAAATTGCCTTCTCAGGTAGTACAAGAACAATTTATTGATGCCCGCGTGCGTCAATTTAATACAAGCATTGACCCTAATTACACCTATGGATACATTACAAGCCAAGTTCAATTCTTTTGTCCTGATCCAAACTATTACAACAATAACTTGCAAACAGCCACACTTGCCTATTTGCCTCCTACTGGCCGTACCTATAACCGCGTTTACAACCTTGTTTATGATCCATCTACTGCGGTTATCACTACTACTGTAAACAATTTAGGTTGGGCTACTACCTATCCAACCATCACTTTAGTTGGACCTATCGTTGATCCAATACTAGGAAACCTAACAACTGGTGATTCATTAGAATTTAACTGCACTTTGACCAACGCGGACACTCTTGTAGTTGATCTTTACAATAAACTAATCACATTGAATGGTGATCCTGCCCGTAATTTATTAGCAACAGGAACTTGGTTTGCCGCTCCCCCAGGCAATTCTGAATTCACGCTAACAGGTGATCCTGGAAGCACCGTGATTAACCAAACTCAGGCTACTATTACCTGGTATTCCGCTTACATTTAGGAGAAAAATGACATTACATAATCCACCCAGTTGGCTACAAAACGGATCTCACCCTGCGGAAAATGACCGTTTAACAACACAAGCATTGTGGGCAACTACTGGAATTATTAATACTTCCTCTTTGGCGGTAACTGCTAATTCACCAGTAAACATGTCTGTAAATGTGGCTAGCGGTTGGGCGGCAATTGTTGGTACTACTCAGCCACAAATGGGAACTTATGTTGCTTACAATGATGCAACTGTAAATTTACCAATTACTACGGCCAACCCTACACACCCACGCATTGATCTTGTGTGCATGACGGTAAACGATTCATATTATTCAGGCGCTTTAGACAATGTTACTTTTCAAGTTATTGCTGGAACTGCAATTGCAAGCCCAGTGCCACCCGCAACACCTGCAAACTCAATTGCTTTAGCAGAGGTAACAGTTTCTGCTGGCGCTCTTTCTATATCAAGCGGCAATATTTCAGATGAAAGAATTGAAGTTACAACAAATGTTCCCGTAACAGGTGACATAAGCGCAGTTGTAGCAGGCACAGGTTTAAGCGGCGGAGGTACAAGCGGATCTGTAACTCTTTCAATTAACACATCAGTAACGGCTGATTTAACAACTGCTCAAACTTTAACAAATAAATCTTTAACATCAGCAAAAATTAATCTTGGAATTACAACAGATACAACTACGGCATTTACTCCTGCTATTGGAGATAATGGCAAACTTGTAACTTTGAGTAATGCTAGTCCAGTGACTGTAACTATTCCACCATTTAGTAGCGTTGCTTATCCAGTAGGCGCACAATTAAACTTTGTGCAATTAGGAGCAGGTCAAGTAACTTTTGCGCAAGGCGCAGGTGTAACTATTGTTTCAACTGGCGCAACAGCATCAGCACCTGCATTACGCGCTCAATATTCTTCAGCCACTGCAATTTGTACATCTGCTGACAATTGGTTAATTGCAGGTGATATAAGTTGAGTAGATTAGCCTTAACCCCAACAAATGTACCTGCAAGCGCAACAGATATTAATAATCCCACCCTGCGCCAAGGCGATCTTTATTACAACACTACAACAGGTTTGATGGTCTATAACGGTACTGCTTGGGTAGCGGTTAGCACATCAACTACAAATGAACTAGATGCTGGTGTATTTGATAGCATTGCCCCATATCAAGGCGGTTTCCCTAGCGATACAGCAACACAAACTTTTAACGGAGGTACTCCATAATGGCCGTAGTAACCCAAATTCAAGTACGCAGAGGAACAGCCTCACAGTGGACCGCCACTAATCCAGTTTTAGCCGCAGGTGAGTGGGGCTATGAGTCAGACACTAACAAGGCAAAAATTGGTAACGGATCAAGTGCTTGGAATTCATTATCTTATTTTGGCGGAACTGGAACAGTATCTAGCATAACTGCTGGCACAGGTCTATCAGGTGGAACAATTACTTCTACTGGAACTATTGCTATTGATACTGCCACAACCGTAGATGTATCTACTGCCCAAACATTAACTAATAAAACTTTAACTGGTGTTATTTACACACAAACACTTCTCACGCCATCATTTACTACCAACGCTTACACACTAGCGTTAGGCGATCAAGGCGATATTCTATTAGCAAGCAACGGAGCAACCGCAGGAACAATTAACATTCCTACTAATGGTTCTGTTGGATTCCCAATAGGAACTCAGATTACAATTATTCAAACAGGTGCAGGACAATTAACTATTCAAGCAAGTTCAAGCGGAACAACAACAGTTAATTCAACTGGTGCTACTGCTACTGCCCCTAAACTTCGTGCGCAAAATTCATCTGCTACTTGTATCAAAACAGGCACAGATACTTGGTATGTGCTAGGAGATATTTCCTAATGCCAATTCTAGGAGTTATTGCTTCATCTACACGCCAAGGTCAGGCTACTGATACTGGTGCTATGTTTCCTATATTTGCTACAACAGTAGGTTCTGCTGGTGCGGCATCAGTAACATTTTCTAACATACCTTCAACTTACACTCACTTACAATTAAGAACTTATACAAGATCAACTAATGGTAATTCTAATGATGCTGGTGGTATGAACACTACATTTAATTCAGATACTACAGCCTCTTATGCTTTTCATTACATGATCGCTTCTGGTGGGGGCACTAACCAAATAACAACTGGTAACGCTAGTTCAAATACTAATTTTGTTATGGGTTTTACTAATAGCAGTAATTACAATGCAACAAATTATAGTGGAAGCATAGTGGACATTTTAGAATATAAAAACACAAGCAAATTAAAAACAGTTAGAGCCTATGGCGGTAATGACGGTAATACTGCTGGTTTCGTTTGGTTTTGCTCAGGATTATGGCAAAAAACTAATGCAATAACATCTATTACTATAACTCCATGGTCAGGTAGTTTTACTCAGTATTCAACACTTGCTTTATACGGATTGAAATAGGAGAAAATAAATGAGTACTTATACACCTATTGCTACCACAGTTTTGACTAGCACAGCATCATCTGTGACTTTTAATTCTATTCCTCAAAATTATACAGATTTACGAATAATAGTAAGTGCAAAAACAACTGCAAGTGCTGGGCAACTTTATGGGTATCTTAATGGTGATACTGGCAATAGTTATTCACGCACTATTATGTGGAATAATAATGGTACTTATGGTTCAGCCCGTGATAGTAACTATACAACCTTAAATATAGATTATTATGGAATTTTAGATCCTAATAGATTTAACACACAAATTTTAGATTTTATGCAATACACCAATCCTAATGTTAATAAAACTTGTGTATTTCGCAATTCTAATAGTGAATATGGTAATGATATAGTCATAGCATTATGGCGCAATACT